TTAAATAATCTCTTTATTTTCTTGTATTTTTCTACGATAGATTAGATTATATTTTATATCCTGCATATTCATAGGCGGCAAAGAATCATATAACAGTGACATTTTTTGCTGCCTTTTTTCTTGTAATTGTAAACGTTGTTTTAAATAAGATTCATCATAAGTTTCAAGGTATAAATAACGGCAGAGTTCATTAGCACGGAGACAGTTATCTATATATTCATTTTGTAGGCGAGTAGTAGACATTATTTTATAATATGCAACATATTTAGGAAGTGATTTAAGGCAGATTTGAGTAGGAAGAAACCAATATTTTTTAAGGATAGTTTTTTCATTATCTTCAATATGAAATTTATAAGAAGGGTCAAGAACTTGAGCAATAGAGATACGTTTAGAGATAAGTTTACATAATTCAGTATGAGCATCACGAATTTGTTTAGGTAGTACAACGGAAAGAGTAGGAAAGTAGATACGGCGAAAGTAACCAGGCATAGTTATAGTTTGAGTATATCCAGTGAAAGGGTCAGTAGCAGTTATTTTTGTATCATCAGGATGCGAACGGTAATGTTCAAGGAATTTACGGGCATATTCGGCACCAAGACCACCATTTTTGCGAGAAGTAAGAAAGAACAAAGGGTTTTTACCTTTAGGCGGTAGAAATTGCTTTTTCATGTATTTCATAACATAAGAGATAGCACCTTGCTTACAAGGGAGACAGTAGGCAAAGCCAAGAGATTCCATTATAGGAGAACCATCAGAGTTATATTTACCAGTGAAGCAAGTCCAGGCGGATTCAATAAAATGTAGGATATGTGTAATATTGTTAAAAGCTTCAGACGGAAAATTCCAAAGTATCATATGATAGTGTGGGCGTTTAGATTTAGAACCATACTCACCAACAGCAACATAACGGAGGTTATGAGATATATTTAGACGATCTAATTTTATACGTAGACGTTTAAGAAATAATTGTATTTCCTCTTTAAAGATACCACATTTGGGCAAGTGTTCATTATTGTAAGTAAGTGTAAGGAAATAAGGCATAGAGGTAGAAGTAGCATTTTCACAGATAGCACGAAAAGACCATTCACGGGACTTTTTATCACGGCAAAGTTCACATTTACCACAAGGAACAAGTATAAACATAGGGAAGGTTTCACCAGTATGTTTGTTAATGATATAGTAATCATCAATATTTTCAGGAGTAACACCGAAACGATAAGGATTAAATTTCCATTCTGGAAAAGAGTATTTAAAATACTCTGCAATCGAGTTAGTTATAGTAGTATCACCGTTAGGGGTATGATAGGTTTTATATGTAGTAAGAAGATACTTAAGATTAGAATTCCGTATAATTACGGGATTCTCACAATATATTTGTTTCATAAGAGTAGGGGATTAGCTCACAGAAGGAGCACTTAGAGCAATTCGCAACTGAAAGCTAGATTTAAAACGCTCATTTACAGAGGCGTGTCAGTTGCTCTGTATATATCAAGTTATTAGGGACGATTTTAGAAGAAATCGTAAAAAAGCCGGAGAACATTCCGGCTATTTAAGTGGTGAAATCTTTTGGATAATATATCCAAGAGAATTAAAAAATTTAGAAACAATATGCTCCTTACCATTCTCACCAAGACGAACAGACAAATTCAAAGTTTTCTCAAGATTATCATTTTGAAGAGACTTTATAAGCTCCGATTTTTCTTGATTACTCAAACGTTGACTAGCTTGAATAAGTTGTTCAGTACCTTGTTTTAAAAAGGTAAGAGCAGCAGTCGCATCATTTACATTTGTCCTTGAAATAGATTCAGCTATCTCGAAAGGTAACACATTAAGAATGCGCTTAATATTAGCGTGATTAAGACCAACTTTAGATAGAATTTCAGAGATTTCATAACGTTGTTTATCTTTTCTTAAGTTATATTCAAGCATTGCTTGAACTTGTTGAAAAGTACGATTTTCCATTTGACTCTGCAAATCTTCGATTTTCTTTTGAGATTCTTTAACGGATTGCTGCATTACTTTAATTTGTTCGGTAGCAACTTCAATCTGTTTATCATTCAAACCAGCAGCAGAAAGTTTTTGGCGAACATCAGCAGATTTAACATCAACATCACCTTTTAAAAGGTCAGGAAGCCAAGCATTAGTTATATTTTGACCTTCTGTGTCTGAATCCGTTTTTTTAGCTTGACTTTCTGCAAGTTTAGCCTGTGCATTCGTCAAACGAGTTTGAGAAGCTTGAGCAGCTATATCACCAATAGTACGCTTATTAGCAAGATTAGAAACGTCAGTAGGTTGAGAACCTTCTCCGGCAGTCATTTCAGGAGAAGCAGCAGACAAATTTTGTTGACCGTATATCAAATCAGAATTCAAACCAGCAGCCTTATAACGTGCCATTTGAGCAGCAGGAGAATTATAAGCATTTTCACGATTCCACTGATCAATATTCCATTGATTTTGCATTTTAGCAAGATTCAAATTATATTCACGGTTCTTCTCATTCTCATATTGCTGGGCAGCAATTTGAGTATCAATATTCTTATTTGAAGCGACATTGCCAGCTATCGAGCTGGCAACACCTATAGCAGTAGACAACATAATTAACCGAATTTACGTTTATCAACTTTGTGAGCTTTAAGAACTTTGTTTTTAGTAACTTGTTCAAGTTCCCAAAGTTCACACATATCAGCGGAACGCTTAAACACGGGTTCAACGTCCCAAGACTTAGCAGTAGAAATAGCATCACCTTCAAGAAACTGTTTTTCATTAGGAAGGTTTACGGCAATACCTCTATCAGTCAGCTCCTTAATATTTTGAGGTGTCAACGCCAAATTAGGTTTAGTAATTTCATAATCAACACCAGTTTGTAACTTACAAGTACACGGCTTTAATTGAGCCTTTAAAATACGTTTAGCCATAATAGTAAAATTAAAAGTTATTTTTTTGTCCTACGCGGACGGCGCCAGCGTGACGCTGGACCCAAGTTGCCTCCGGCGGGAAAATTTGCATTGATTTTTTCATAGACGGCTTCCGCCTTTAAGGGTTTAGGTTAAACTAACCGGAGCACCCCCTAGAAGGGGACCCCCCAAGGAGCCGGACAGCTCCCCCCAGAGGGGCCCCCCATCGCAGAGTAACCGGGTCTGAAACTAAGAGGGGGCAGTTATTCGCACACACGAAGCGCGCGCGCGTTAATCTAACCTAGGAATAGCAACACGAGCAATAGGAAGTTTACACGTACAATCTAACCATATCTGACCATAAATCTTATCAGTTGTTTCAGTAACGGCAAACACATCAGTAACCTGTTCAGGGTCAACCAAAAGGAATGATTTTGCAAGCGCAGGTTTTTGGTCAAATACACGATGCATCAAGAAGTTAGACAAACTAGTACGGAATAAACCGTGCGCAACATCATATTTTTGAGCGTATTCATACCAAGGACGGTTATAACCGAATGTTTCAGTAAGAGAATCAGGGTTATCATTATAAGCCTGAATAGGACATACCTCATTATATTTAATAGGCTGGAAGCCAATCAAGTTAAATTCAGGTTGATAATGCTCCATAAGACCACGATAAGTAAAATGCTTTGGCAAAAGTTGAGTATAAACGGGTAGGGGAGTAACAACAAGAATACCCATAATAATAGACTCTTCATCACAGAAGCACTCTATATTTGCATTAGCTTCACCACGAACACCAGCAATACCTGATTGAGAACCTAAAGCAGTAGCATAATCACCAGAACCAGATGCAGCGTTTTGGTCAACAGTTTGAGTAACTGAATTTACATCAATATCACGGGAAACACCTCCGAAAAATTCAGGAAGAAGTAAGTCTGCGTAACGGACTTTAACAGCAAAACGACCTTCAACAATATCCTTATAACTATAACCTTTGCGCATATTCAGTTCCAAGAACTTTTGGTAACAATTTACCATCCGGAGATCAGGAATAGAGATACCGGAGGTAGCCAAATCGTACAAACTACGTGCCTGACGAACGGCCGTGCCGTTATCAAGTTCTACATATTCAACACCTTCAAGACCTTCATCAGAAGATTTAAAGGAAAGACCGTACTTTTTACCATCTTCATCAACTAAAGCAGTCTTAATAAGTTCGGTACGTGTACCGTCTCCATTATCAACAGTTTGAGTATAAGTAGTAATACCGACAAGAGGTGCATTACCTTGTTGGGGAGATTGAACAGCAGTAGTAAGAAAATCTTTCTCCCAATTAGCATAATGAAGTTCATACAATTCATTATCAGCACCGCCTTCATCATTAGGAATCCATTTATTATACTGTACTTGACCATTCAAATAATACGGATTATTACGATTATCACGCATAAAGGCATTATAAATACCTTCATAAGCACGGAAGCCATAAGCAAGAATTTTTTGCTGTTTATCCTTATTAGTATGAGAAGAATTATACCACGGACAAGTATCTAAAGACAAATCACGGGACAATTCAGGATCACGCAAAAGATAACAACTAGAGATAACATTTCCAAAGACAGGAGAACTCAAAGGCCATGCAGCAGTAACCTTACCAGCAGAGGGAGAAACAGTAAGAAGTTCAGAGGGCAAATCAAGAAACATAACATCCCATTTATCAATAGAGCCATTATACTGTATCCATTTCTGGAAAGATTGAAAAGGATTATAAGCAAGATAACAATACAATGTAGAACCAGCATCAACAGAATCAAGAAGAGCTTGCGAAAGTTGACCACGAACTTTTAAAAGTTTATTTGCAGAATCATATTCAAAAGACGTTAACAAATCATAAGCCTTGCTCTCATCAGCACCAGGAACAGCAAATATTTGCATAACTTGAGAAAGGCCAGTAAGCCAATCAGAAGGAAGAACACAATCAGAAAAACGAAACTCAAAATAATCATTTACCGTCGAATTACCTTGTATTTCACAATTAGCCTTAAAAGCAAAACCAACAGCAACCAAAGTAGTAGCCGTAACAGTATTAGAAGCAGGATAAGTAACAGAAAAATCAGCACCTATAACATTATCACTTTGAAGACCGTAAACACGATTAGATTCATAAGAAACAGCATTATAAACACCACGAGTACCAGCAAAAATACCACGATTATCTGAAATATCCTTAGTATAATACTGTGATTGCATTTGAAATTGAATAAGGTCAGGAGAACCTTGTTTAACTTCAAAACCACCAAATTTACCAACAAAAGTAGTAGGAAGTCCAAGATAATCACCAAGAGAGCCAGTAGAAGCCATAGCCTTTAACTTAGCATCAGTATTAAAATTAATATAAGGCTCTTCAAGACCTTCACGGAAGTTACCAATAAAGTCTTTATAGTCTTTCCAAAGGGCACGCAGAGGATAACGATAAAATGAAATACGGGCTTTCATACGTGTCTGAATAGGGAATACCATAGGCATAAACTGGAGACCAAAGCGAGGATTTACACGAAAAGATGTTTTAGCAGGCACAAGGTCACAGAAGATAGGAGTAATACGGCCAATCTGTGTAGTCAGGTTGTTAGCATGAGACCAGTCAAAATTATTGACTTTCACATCATTATCGACGTCAAGAGTAGCATCAAAGATATTATCAGCCATTGTTAAAAGTTTTTAGGGTTAATATTTATGTGAGTTGAATCAACCGAAGAAGTAGAGATTTGTTCAGTACGTTGAGTACTATTAGAATTGTTTTTAGAAACAGATAAAGAAATAGTACAAGCAGTAGAAAGGACTATTGCCGAAATAGTCGTAATAAGCGTACAAACAGCAGTAATAATAGCTTTAATTTGTTCATTTGTTAATTTCATTTGAAATAATTTTAAATTGTGGATTAGTAATTTGTTCATATTTAGCTAAAAACAGCTTGTCAGGGTTATAACGTGTCAAATTATCACGTAGTTTTTCAGCCTTGCGGATAGTATCAAATTCACCAAGGAAGAAAGAAGTAATGCGTTCTTGAGAAGCACGGTAGAGTACATCAATAGTTACTCTTAATAAGTATTCAGGTTGTTCTTTTGCCATAACAATTATATCTTTTACAATTAATACGAATAACATCAAGAGTAGGACGAGCAGCAAGACGCAGAACAGCGAAGTTCGAAGGCTTACAATAACAGTAACGACGCCAACAGTAATAACATTGACGAACAATTTTAGAATACAAGACACTAATCATTATCAATTAAATGAGAAGTACAAATATAATGAGCAGTACAAGATATTTTATTACAAATAGCACGAGCTTCCAATAAAGAAATACCAAATAGTGAGAAGGAACCAGCAGGAACAAGGACAGTTTGGCGTTTACCATCAATAACACGAGCGAACACACGATTTACAGTAAAATCAAAATCACGAGGACGTTCAAACTCAACCTTCATGTTTTTTCGTTCACGAATTTTCATATTAAACAGATAAATTAAAAAATTAAACCAATGACTTAAACAGTCTTTAAATATCGCACTGCAAAGAAGGGAATAATTAATATTATGTTTAATAGAAAAAGGAGTAATATAATGACCTTACTCCTTTTTCTATTTTTATTTAAATGAAGAAATTTACCTGTTCCACTCAAGTCCATATCAAATATAAGATTTTTCAATTACTACTTTAAACTATTGAATAAAAAAAAGAAGACTACTATTTCTAATAGCCTTCTTATATTTTTTCAGAAAACGATCTTACTTCATCATCTTATCGATTTCTTCGAATTCAGGTCCCATATTCAAGTTATAGTAAACTCTGTAAAGACCTTGCAACCATAAATCTTGTTGATCGGGTTTTAAAGCTCTGGCTTTTTCATAGAATGGTTTAGCTTCTTCGTAGAATTTCTTAACCACAGCTTGTGCTTCAGCGTACTTAGGATCATTGATATCTGTTGTTGCTTTATCAGCATAATCCTGTGCTTTCATCAAATATACCAAACCTACATTAGAGTATGCTTCTGCATATTCCGGATCAGCAGCAATAGCTTTTTTGTAGTATTCGATTGCATTATCATATTCTTTCATATTATGATAAAGATATGCTTTTACATACAAATACAACTTGTTATTCGGATCATTAGCTAACATTCTATCAGCAAACTCCATAGCTTTAGAAGCTTGATTAGAGCTATTATAATAATCAACCAAATTAGCGAAGAAATAATCATTTCCAGGGAACTTAAGGATACCCTCTTCCAAAGACTTAATCCATGCAGCAGTATCACCTTTAGCTTTATAAGCATCAGCCATCAATTGCATTGCAAATTTACCTCCATCTTTATCGGATAAAGCCATAGGAGCATATTTAATGATCGCATCTTTATCGCCTACTCTATCAGCAGCTAATGTTGCATAATAAGCAATTTGCGGAAGAAGAGTATCGTTTTTAGCCAATTCTTTATCAGCTAACATCGGATAAGAAGCTGACTCTACATAGGTTGCAAAGAACTTCAAAGCCTCTTTATTCTTGTCCAGGTTGAAATACTGAATACCACCATTAATCAAATTAGGACGTTCAGCCAACATACTGGAAGCATTAGCCTTCCGATATTTGTTTTTAACTTTTCCCTTTTCATTAGGTATTTCCGCTAATTCATCACACTTATTATAGTACTCATACATTTTCAGAATACTATTGTATACTTTCAATGTATCATACGGTTTCTTCAAAAAAGCATTTTTCATTTGCTCCTCGTTGATACGTCTCTGAATAAATCCAGCAACGTCCCATGTGTCAGCAAGATCCTTCGTTTCAGGATTCTTCATAGCCTCCTTAATAAGCTGTTCAGCCTGCTTAAAATTAGGTTTTACGTCATTAGCCATACTCTTTGCTTCTTTCACATTCTTCATCTGAGCGAATGAGAAGCTAACAGCCATCAATAAAACCATAGAAAATAATACTCTTTTCATGATTGTTGTTTGATTAATTATTAATATTATGT